ATTAATTTTCTTAATTCAAACATTGTTATTTGTTCGTTATTCTTTAATAATTCTAAAGCATATTTAACTTGTAAATTTGTGATTTTATAAGATATTGGTTTTCTATTATACCTTTTAATAGATTTATCTTTATTATATCTATCAACCCATCTAGATAATGATTGTTTTGAACATTCAAATATATTACATATTTGTTTCATACTTAATTTATCTTTATTTTTAAGATAATACTTAGTAGCTGTTAATTTATAATCTTCTGTTTTATGTTTCATTTTTGTATTTATTATAAATTATAAATATAACAAAATTAAAAATTAATATATAAGTAATATGTAAAATTTGTCCCATTTTAAATCTTCAAGGGTGTAAATCTAAATATGTAGAATGCAATTTAGGATTTGTTTTTTTGTAATAGGGTTCTAAAATAGTTTCATTAATCCATTTAAATAAATTTTGTGAAAATTTATATGAGTTAGCACTATTAGAATAGTTAAAACCGGGTGATGTATTGCATTCTATTAAAAATACACATCCATTTGTATCAATCATAAAATCTATACCTAAAAATTGAAATCCATGCTGTTGATTTTCAAATAACCATTGACCTTTTGTTTTTTTTAATATTATAGAAACTCCTTTCAATATATCTTGCATTTGTTTTATAATATGATTAGGTGAAACATAATTTTCACTTATTGTATTTTCATTAAAATCTTTAGGAAAAGAATTATCTTCAGATGAATATTTAACATGTGTATCATGTACTTCCTTTGTAAATGGTTTTTTAATATCATATGGTCTTCCTGCAGTTAATATTTTACCATAATTATCATATAAAAAACTGTTGAACTTGCCATTTATAAAACTAATTAAATAATACATACGCAAATGAAACTTATAGCCTTTGAATAGGAGAGGATTTATAATATATGTGCTTGCAATTACATCTGTACCATATTTTTTCCCTTTATAATTTTTAGTTTTTTTGTAATATTCAATTGCATCTGCAAGTTCAGCTTTGCTAGATATATAAAGAATATCTATCCCTGAATAACTATCAATTGGTCTTAATATATAATATGAAGTGGTATTTGAAGTGGTATCTAGACCTATATATTTATTAAAGTCATTTATTTTAAAAGTATTTGCCATATGTTTGGAACATATTTTAGGGCAGTAAAGATGCATATTAGTATATAATGCACGCTTATCTGATATAGATTTTAGTTTACTACTATTTATAATATTTATCATATTACATTTGATGTTATAGAATCTATTATTAAGATATATTGAGTTTATATGATACCACATAAATTGAGGATGTAACTGAGGATGTAACTTATTAGTTATAGTTTTATCTAATTTTGGTACATGTACATTTATGCTACAGTAGTTACTTGGTGTTATTTTATGTTTTTTAATAAATGATAAATCTAATTGTCTTATTATAGGCATCATTTTATCAGGGATTAAATTTAAATCCTTTAGGTATGGTTCTAAAACATTAAATATTAATTTATTATTTTCAGCACCAATACAATCTACTATATAATATGTATTTGTGTATGTATTAACATTATGTATACGAGCATTTTGTTTTGAAAATTTCAAAGTATGTTTTTTATTATTTAGTGTTTTATTGTGTAGTGTTTTATTGTATTGTCTATGTTGTTTGTGCTGTTTTTGTTTCCGTGTATATCTCATAATTTTTTAATGCTTTAATGTTTTAATTCTTTAATATTTATTTATATATTAAATGCATTTTATCTGTTAAAATAATGGCTAGTTTAGATTTATTTACAAAAAAATTGATATATTTACTTATTCAATCTACTATATAAATTGATATATACATTGATATTTTACATTTTTGCATTACAAATGGCTAATACTGAAGGGAAACATAATATTGATATTGATAATATTGAAAATAGTATCATAAGACATATTAAAAATGAAAAGAAAATTTACCCACTGCATAAGTTAATACATCTTTGCAGAATAGTATCAGATGAAGACAGTTTTGCTCTATTACAACAGTATACAAGTCAATATCAGCATCCACTTCAGCATCCACATCAGCTTCCACTGCTTATTTCTGACTTTTGCATTTATTGGTCAACTGATGTACCAATCAAATGTGAATATTCACCATACAAAACACTTCAACAACAATTTGCATTTTGTGAAGTTGATCGTATTTTAGGTTGTCCATATATATATTCGCTCATATTTTCAAAAGAACCTGGTTTCTATGATAATGGAATCTATATTTGTGATATTCGCTTTTATAACAGTGCAGGAGCTACAATTTGCAAAATTACTTTTGAAGCATCAGATACGTGGATTACTATGCTGCAAACATCTCAAACTATACATGACTTTGCATTTGCCTTTGGGTTTGCATTTGGCAAGAATACTGGCACATCCTCTACAACCCCCGAGGCAGCATTTACTATTGATATGCTTAGTGATCTGGCAAAGAGTAATATGCGTAATCTTAGCATAGACTATGATATTGACAGCTATAAGCTAATAATTATGTGGAATATTTGGCAACACTTAATCAATCCAACAACTGCATACTTTTGCAATATTATTGACTATTTTGCAAATTAAAGTAAAAAGTAAAAAAGTAAAAAGTAAAAAAGTAAAAAGTAAAAAAGTAAAAAGTAAAAAAGTAAAAAGTAAAAAAATAAAAAAAGTATAAATCAACTCGTTATTTGAAAAATCCTGTTTAACTAATTGTTTAACTAACTACTTGCCTAATCTATTCAAAAAAATAAGGTATACTGCTAATTAATTGAAATCCTTTTTTTATAACATTTAACTTGCTTACATAATAAGGTCGAATAATCTTATGGCAATCTGATAATGTAAATGTTTTAATTTTATTAATTTCATATGATGATGCTTCACCTGACTCAATTTTATTAATATTTTCAATTGCTGCATCAGTATCTTTTACCTGTGCTAGATAGTAAATATGTTTATATACGGTTCCATTAATACCACGATATATTTCCTCTAATGGTTTTACATTACGATATACAGTTAAATTCTTAGCATCAATATCAGTTTCCTCTAAAAACTCTCTTATTGCGCAATCAATATCATATTCTTTATTACTGCGGCGACCTTTAGGTAATCCCCATTCAGGTGATGACCATTTAGTAAAACTTTTCCTTATTAACTGTTGAATACCATTTCCTGGAATATTTTCATCATAATTAACAGTTAATAATACATTAAATTTGCGTTTTGCATCATCATATTCATATTTATAATTTGAATCTCGTCGAAGACCAATTTTATTACGAATCATATCAAAGTCACATAAATCATCAATCATCTTTTTTTCATCATATGTCATCATATTTAATAGCTTTATTATATAATTAGCATCATCACCATTATATTTTCCACGCATAAATTCAATAAAGCCAATTGTATTACACCGTTGAACAAGCACCACTTTATCAATTATTATGTTTTTAGTTGTTAGTTCATTTATTGGTTCATTTATTGGTTCATTTGAGTCTTGATGTCTTATATCTAAAATATTAGGTGCATCTGAATATATATATTGCTGATCATTTTGCGTAATATTTAAACCTGGTGGTAGCGATGGAGTTAGTGATGTCGTTAGTGATGTCGTTAGTGATGTAGGTGTTGTTATTGGTTGACTTAACTCATCATAATCATCTTCAATTATTTCATTGTAAATAGGAACATCAATGATACTATCATCTGTATAATTATATGTTTTTGGTTTACTAATTGGATTGTTTTTTTGTGTTTGAACATGAGATGATATATTTGCCGATATATTTGCCGATATATTATCTGCACGCTTTAAAATTTTAATCTTTGATAAATTATTATTAATTGTTGCATTAATTTGTTCATTTTGCTTACGTGTTTTTTTATAGGCATTATACATATTATAGGTATTAACATTTGCAGGAACTGTTATATTTGCTTTATAAAAACAAATTAACCCATAAGAATATATTGGCTCTTCACATTTTTTAAAAATATGGCCATGTTTACCACAATTACTGCAAAACGGTACATTTAATATATCTAGATGATGTAGTGGTTTTGTACGATGTTGAGGGACATGTTGAAATGGTATTTGACTTGCATGCATAGATGAAAACATTGGAGACTGTTTATAGTGTATAATATTTGGTTTTGGATTTAAATTTTTATTTCCATATATTGTTGTATTATGAGTATATACAATATTATTAGCAGTTTGAAATATTGGATTTTCAATAAAACTAATGTTAGAATTATTTGAATAATAATTAGTAATTAAATTACTAGGCATACTTACATTATTAGTATTAGTATTAGTATTAGTATTAGTATTAGTATTAGTATTAGTATTAGTATTAGTATTAGTATTAGTATTATAATATTCTAAAAATGGTACAAATTTTTTAACTGACATTTAACTTATATTTAAGTATTACATATAATCTTATATAGATATATAGAGACGTTTTTATATTCATTTTATTTATTTTATTTATTTTATTTATATATTTTCTAATTATATTTTACGATTATAATATACTAATCTAATAACTAACATATACAATGTTACCTGAAATATGGGGACCCCATCTTTGGTTTATATTACATATAATATCATTTGAATATCCTAAAAATCCAACAGAGTATGATAAGCGTATTTACCATGATTTTTACACTGCATTAAAAGATGTTATACCTTGTGAAATATGTAAAAAACACTATCGCACACATATTCACAAGCATCCATTGTCACCGCATTTAGATAGACGTGTAGATCTAATTCAATGGGTTATTGATGTTCATAATGTTGTAAATGCAAGCTTAAATAAGATTACCCTTACAACACCAGAAGTTATGGAAATTTATAAAAATATTAAACCTGTATCACCATTTGCATCTATTGATACTGAGGCAATTATTGCTAAACATAGAGATAAAGATTTTTCGCGCATATATTTCTTAATTATTTTGGCTGGGATTATTATTATAGGGTTTCGCTATTACTTTAATCGCTATTATTTTAGTATCTAGATACATATTTGTAAAAAATTGAAATTAATAGATATAAATAACTTAATATATTGTTTGCTTTGATACACAGCTATGGTGCAAAGCACAACTATAGTTTTTAACTTTGAAGAGTTTAACTATCCAGTTTTTATGGAGCAAGTTGCAAATAGTGTATTCATTACAGATATGATAACTACATGTAGCACTGACAATATATTTAATATTCCAATTAAATATTCTCTAACAAAAGAGGAAGTAGATATATATTTTGAATGGTGCTCAGCATCCACTATTGACTGTCCTCTTAAATTTATAGAGCTAGATACATACAAGCATACTAATGCAAACTTACTTAAAAAATTTATATTATTAGCTGATTATTTAGATGATAAATTTTTAAATCAACTAGCTATTGCATTTGCAATGGATTTTATTAAAGAATTATAAATATCTATCTATATATCTAGATATACAACTATACAACTATCACTATGAAGTTAAATGACTATGGTGCTTTTTTTCTTAAGAAGCAAGATAATTCTATTTGGTATGGCATTTACTTTAAAACTAATTATTTATTGAAAAAAATACCTACATTTAATGAAAAGCCAAATACTATTTTTGCAGTTTTTTTTGATAAAGATGGGCGCGATTATATTAATCACAGCATTTCTTTACTTAAATTTAAAGCAATGTTAAAAATAAATCCAAAAAAATCAGAAAGTGATAAAAGTGATAAAAAAGCACAACATGATAATGAAACTATTGTTGAATTATATGATTATAATGATAATACTGCTGCTGAAATTTATACAAAAATGCATGCATCTGGTATGAATAAAATTTATACTAAACAATGGTTTGAAAAACAATATAAATTTATAAAAGGGCAGATTGCAGCATATGAGTGATATGCCTAATATTTTTTAAATTTTGAATACAATATTACACTATCGTAAAAATTCAATGGTAGTATTAACTATAAATTATACTTAAATTATCAGTAATTGGTCTGGGATAACTGTGGGGTTTTTGCAATATAATTTGATTATCATCACTTTTAATAGTATAGCTAAATCTAGTATCATTATTTTTATTAATTTTATAATACAAAGGTCCATTTATTGGATCCATTGGAACAGTAATATAATTTAGATATATATTAATTGACTCTTTAGATGGTGTATACCATTGTTTTTTGTCTGAATAAAAAAATTTAATATTATCAATATTTATAATTATACCAGCATATTTATAATTTATTAATAATCCAATAGCATTTTTATATTGTTTATCTCTGCACATATAATATGTATTATCATTGTAAATAACAGGTTTTGATCTTGTTTTTTTTTCAAGTATTTGAAAATTATTAAACGCATCTATTAATTTTTGATCGTCAACATTAGCCCATTTAGCATTATTACCATAAGTTCCAAAAGAATTTTCATCACCTATATAAAATTTAATATTATTAGTTAATAAAATATTATGTTTAAACATTTTTGAAAAGTATGAATGTGATTTTATTTGTGATGCATCATATTCTGTATTTGGTATGTGATATATTATTTGAGATTTTCTATATTGTCTTTCTGCTCGTTCTCTGTCTAATCTTTCTTTTTCTAAGTTGGTATAGTATTGGTGCTCTGCTCTCCATGCTTCTCGCCATGCTTCTCCTCTTGCGTCTGTGTATTGGGGATAGCTTTTTTTGTTTGTTTGCAGTAAACTTAGATTATATTGTTTTTTTTGTGCAGGATCCCTTAATATTGCATATGCGCTACCTAGTGTCTTAAATTTTGCATTTGCACTCTTATATGCGTTAGATTCTTGATTTCGATTACTACATCTATCTGGATGCACTATCCGTGCTTGTTTATAGTAAGCTTTTCTAATTTGTTCATCATTAGGCTTAGTGTTGATGTTCAAACCTAATACATCATAATGTGTAGGTGTAGGCGGATTAGCAGATGCAGCCATTATTAATTAAATATTTTTAAAATTTAAATAAATTTATTTAATTATAGTAATATCTTAATAAATGATTATATTTATTATTTAATAACATATGTTTTAATGTTTTGTAGATTTAGTTTTTTTAAATTTACTTTTTGTATTTTTTTTGTATGTTTTACGAAAACCTCCAACTCTAAGACTATTAATATTCGAATATGCGTTACCTCTAAAAAAGGACGTTACTGTATCTTTTGCTTGTCTACCTAATGTTGCTGCTTGTCTACCTAATGTTGCTGCTCTGCCACGGAATGTTTGTTGATACTTGTCTTCTTTTTGTTTAGCATTTTCTTTTTCTTGTTCTCTAATTAGCCTGTTTAGATTGTTTTGCGTTTTTTGTCTTTGCACCTCACGTTCCTTTAGTTCATTAGCACTTAACGGATGATCCGATAGGTATGTAAAACCTTTGCGTGTAAAATAATGCATTCCTGTTGATGGTGGTGCACCTGGATATCTTGATTCTGATGCACTTGCTGATGGTCTGCCCGGATATCCATAGGGTGATGGTCCGCCCGAATATCCATAGGATGATGATTCGCCTGGATATCTATGGGATGATGATGGTCCGCCCGTATATTCATAGGATGGTGATGGTCCGCCCGGATATCTATAGGATGATGATGGTCCGCCCGGATATCTATAGGATGATGATGGTCTGCCCGGATATCTATGTGATGATGCACTTGCTGATGGTGATTCACCTGGATCTCTTGATTCTGATGCACTTGCTGATGGTGATGCACCTGGATCTCTTGATTCTGATGCACTTGGATATCTATGTGATGCACTTGGATATCTATGTGATGCACGTGCTGATGCACCAGGTCTTGGTATGCGTGTGCTTGAATGTGGGGCTGCTGTCTGTAAACTTTGATTATATATATATTTTTTTTCAGGATCGCTTAATATTTCATATGCGCTACCTAGTGTCTCAAATCTTTTAGTTGCATTCTTATATGCGTTAATTGTTTGATTTTTAATATTACATTTATCTGGATGCATTAACAGTGCTTTTTTTCTGTAAGCTTTTGTAATTTCTTTAGCATTAGGGTTTTTTGTGATATTCAAACCTAATACATCATAATGTGTAGGTGTAGACGGATTAGCAGATGTAGACATTATTAATTAAATATTTTTAATATAAATTTATTTATATATAATATATATATATATATAATATATATATTTATTTATATATATTATATATGTCACACCCATCTACATTACACCCATCTACATTACACCCATCTACATTACACCCATCTACATTACACCCATCTACATTACACCCATCTACATCACATCAAAACAAAAATGATATGAAAAAACTGAATAAGGAAACTTTGAAATATTGTAAATTAACTACACCTAGAGGTAAACCTAAAGAAAAAGCTAAATGTATAGATATACATAAATGTCAATCCCTCAAATGTAAACCCGAATTTATTGATCAACTTGAAAGCATGATTACTCCTGATGACTATAAATGTAATGATACAAATAACAAAAAACCAGGTGATTGTTATGATAAAATTTTAAAAAAAAAACAAACATATAAAAAACTTGCTTTACTTAATCATTGTGTTGCAAATAAATGCCCACAAATTAATGTACTTGCAAAAAAAGGTGAACATAAATTTTTAAAAATATTAAAAAGTTATAAAAATAAAGACAAATTATATAAAGCAACACTTAATTGCACATTAAAACATTGTAAAAAACTTAAAAATGTTTTTGATAAAAAAAACAAAGCAACTATTAACGGAACATATAACTGTTATAAAAAATATAAAGATTATAAACAGCAAAATAAATGCATATATAAAATAGCACCAACAAAACATGATAGAGATAGTTTACAAAAATGCCGTACGCAACATTGTAATAAAGAAATAAATAATAGAGTAAAAATTTTTAAGAAACCTACAAATAATACAACAAATAAATTAAGTAAGGCAAGTAAGGCAAGTAAGGCAAGTAAGGCAAGTAAGGCAAGTTAATAAATGTATTTAATATATTGTTTTTATGGCAAATTCGTTGTTAAATAACCAATATTCTTTTTTTTATATTTTTAAAAATTGAAAAAAGTAAATTAAATACTATTAAACATAAAACATTAAATAGTTATAAGTAACTATAAGTAACTATTACTAACAAGTAACAGGTAAATGTCACAAATTAAAATTAAAACTAAAACTAAAAACCCTGGTTACCAACCCCGTAAAAAAGTTTTAGTTCCTGTTAATACCAATGAACCTATAGAATTTATTGCTCTAGATTGGTATGAGTGTGATTTATACTCTGATCATCAAATAGAACGTAAAAATACATATCTTAATCAAGAACACAATAAAGCATATACAATATTTGTATTTGGTGTTACTGCGCAAGGTCACTCTGTATGTCTCCGTATAAAAAATTATTTGCCATATTTCTATGTGAAAATTCCAGATAACTTTACACCTGTACAGTCATTAGAATTTCTTGATAATATGGATGTAACCCGTTTTTGCGAGGATTATGATGATGAAGACATTGAGGACTATCAAACCGCATTTAGTAATAAAGACCACGATACAACACAACGTTTTAAGTTTAACTCTAGATATTATAAAGATGCCATTGACCGTAAGCAATCGTCACTTGTAGATAAAAAAATATTCTGGAGCTTTATGAATGAGCAACTATTTTCATTTGCAAAGGTTGCCTTTAAAAGTAAATCCGGTTATCAGTTTATGGAACGCTGTTTCAAATCACCACTTAAACTAAATATATCTGGACATACCAAATCCCTACAGTACAACTTATTTGAAAGCGACTTGGAACCTGTTCTCCGCTTTATGCATGATAATAAAATTAAACCATCTAGTTGGTTACAAATTGCTGGTGGCAGCTATTCTATTGAAAATCGCCAGGCTAAAACCCAAATTAATATTTCAGCAGATTACCACTGTATTTTTCCACTTGAACGTGTTGAAATACCTCCAATACTGATTGCATCATTTGATATTGAAGCTGATTCATCGCATGGGGATTTTCCCATACCACTCAAAGACTGCAAAAAATTGGCTAACCAACTTGCTATTACATGGATTCGTGATCAACGTATTATTGAAAAGAAAAATTATGAACGACTTTTATCTGGGATAGTACGTGACCGTGACCATTGCCATGACCAAGCAAATATGCTGCCACTAGCTCTTCACTATACTGATAAGAAAAATACTAAATATGATGAAGAAATACTTATACAAATAAAGACAGTGCTAGATAGTGCAGTACATGGGATCCCAGGAATTGATGCAAATGCACAGCAGTCTACACCAGTTTTAACACCACACATACTACCAACACCACAGCAATACACTTCTAAAGCTATTACATATTTACGTGAAGTTGCTAAATATATTACTGCTAAATTGAATATTGCTAAGCATCACGCATTCTTTGATATTAGGATTAAGAAAGCACTCGCATTTTCTGAGTATGCAGATGTTGATAATGATGTTGACTATATATATTTGAAAAAACCTACTCGTGCTATGGCATTTCTATCATCTCCTGATTACTCACGTATGATTGAAAATTTCCATTATATATGTAATCGTCCTATTCGCAAAATTAAAGCTAACACCATTATGAAAAAAGCACAGGCTGAAGTGGCAACACTTGAAAGTAAGAAACTAGCTTTAAATCCCCGTTTTACACTTGATGATTTATTGGCAATTATAGTTGACTGTGCAAAAAAGCATGGCGTATCTGAACGTGATTTGCAAGATAAAATTATAACTAAAGAAACAATGGCGCGTTTTATTAACCAACAGTTAAATCACGCATTTGGCTTTGCTAATGGTGATACAGTTATCCAAATTGGCACGGTTTTCTGGCGTTATGGCGATCCTAATATTATACATAATAATATTATAACACTTAAATCTTGTGATAATTTCAAGGTGGGTACAGCACAATGCGAAGTTATTTCAAAAGAGAATGAGCGTGATGTACTTTTAGAATGGAGTAAATTAATAGAGGAACATGATCCTGACATTATAATTGGTTACAATATATTTGGCTTTGATGAGTCATTTATGTATGACCGTATTACAGATTTATGTTTAACAAATGACAGATTAACTTTGTCAAAAGATGATATTAAGTCATTAGATGATAATGCAACTTATAAATCATTTATTAATCTTGGGCGGTTTGAACCATCTATAGTTAAGCGGGTTCCAACAGCAAAGGGTGGTATTATTAATAAGAAGCTATCTAGCAGTGCATTAGGTGACAATTTTCTGTATTATTTTAATATGCCGGGGCGTGTACAGATTGATTTGCTAAAGGTATGTCAGGCATCATTGACTAAATTGCCATCATATAAATTGGATAGTGTTTCAGAATATTATATTTCAGGTAAAATTAAAGAAGTTATTATTTCATCAGTGCTAGATACATCTACTGCTCCAGATACTACTCCAGATACTACTCCAGATACTACTCCAGATACTACTCCAGATACACAACAGGCAACTGCACAGTCTGAAGAGGCATCTTGTATTCTTAAAGTGGATAATATAAATGATTTGGAGGTTGGCAACTATATAGTTATTAGTATGTCGACAACAACAGCTAAGCTTTATGATGGTGATAAGTTAAAAATCCTGGCTATAGATAAAGTTGCATCAAAGATAACTCTAGATAGGGTAGTGCCAAAATCGTGCTTAGCATCTGTGCCTTTATGGGGTATGGGTAAGGATGATATAACACCACAGGATATCTTTCGTATGCAAAAGGGAACTTCAAAAGACAGAGCACTTATTGCTAAGTATTGTATTCAAGATTGTGCACTGCTTATTCGCCTTTTGAGAAAACTTGAAGTGATTAGTAATAATTTTGGTATGAGTAATGTGTGTCTTGTACCGTTTGCTTATATTTTCCTAAGAGGTCAGGGAATAAAAGCATTTAGTTTAATTACAAATGAATGTGCTAAAGAAAATTTCCTATTGCCAGTATTAGAGAAAATTGAACCGGAGGAAATAGATGTGGATGATTCGGTTAGAAGGGTTCATACAATTGTAGCTGGTGGCACAAATGGAGATAATGAGGTCGAAACTGATGATGATTTAGATTTAAGTCAAGTAATTGATAATGCAGATACAGATGAAGATAAAGAAGAAAATACTTCCGATATAACTGATATGAATGATACTACAGATACTACAAACACAAAAGACAATTCTACCGATGATATTGAATTAGATTTAGATAGTAAAGGTAAAGTTAAACCATTTACCTTAAAACCTAATTTCAATCAAATTATTATGAATGATGAAGGTTATGAAGGTGCTATAGTATTGGAGCCAAAACCCGATATTTATACCGAAGACCCAATTACTGTTATGGACTTTAGTTCTCTTTATCCTAGTGAAATGATTACTAGTGATTTAAGCCACGACCGGATTTGTGAAGATCCTTATTGGTTAGGAGAAAGTGGTGCTAAACATTTAGAAGAATTAGGCCTATCCTACTTAGACCGTTCATATGATAATTATGAATGGATAAATCCTAAAATTAGGTCTAAAGGTAAGCGTAAATGTGGAACTACTACAGTTCGATTTGTTCAATATCCCGATGGAACTAAAGGTCTTATACCTAGAATATTAATGGGTCTATTAAAATCTCGCAAGACCACTAAAAAATTAATGGAATCCGAACCTGATCCATTTAAAAAAGGAGTGTATGATGGACTACAATTGGCGTATAAAATCACCGCTAATAGTTTGTATGGCCAAACGGGTGCCCGGACGAGTAAAATATATAAGGCTCAGATTGCTGCGGCCACAACTGCCGGCGGAAGAGCCCGAATTATTCATGCTAGAGATTTTGCTCTAAGGGAGTATACCGAGTCCAAAATAATTTACGGGGATACGGACTCAATCTTCGTGCAGTTTAAGGTAGTAAATGAAAATGAAAAAAACAAAATTTCTGATAGAGAAAAAATACAAAGAGCTATAACAATAGGTCAAGAATTTGAGGAAAAAATTAAGAAGGAACTTCCTGGTGTCCATTGTTTGGCATATGAAAAAGTATTATTTCCGTTTATATTAATTTCTAAGAAAAGATATTTAGCATTGAAATATGAGGATAGCCCAGATACTTATAAACAGATATCTATGGGTTTAGTATTGAAAAGGCGTGATAATGCTCCAATCCTTAAACATTGCTATTTAGGTGTAATTGATTGTCTTGTAAAAGACAGAAATGTTACAAATGCTATTACATTTATTCAAGAAGAAATTAAGAAAATGATAGATAGTAAATTTGATATGAATATGTTTGTGATTAGTAAGACATTAAGTTCATATTATAAGGACCCTGAAAGTATTGCTCATAAAGTATTAGCTGACAGGATGTCAGAAAGAGACCCTGGAAATAAACCCGCTAGTAATGAAAGAATACAATATGTATTTATTAAAATTAAAGAGGAAAAAGGAGTAGAATATTTACAAGGAGATAGAATTGAACATATAAACTATGTAAGAAAACATAATCTACAGGTAGATTATGAAAAATATATACTTAATCAAATTATGAAGCCAATATCTCAACTATTTGAGTTGATAGTAGAAAAACTACCAATGTTTCCATATGGAAAAGGATATTATGAAGAACTACATAACATATATTACAATAAACTAAACGGCGATATTGATAAGACAGATACTAAAATTAAAAAGTTGAAGCAAGCAATGGTTCAAAAACTAATATTTCAGCCACTAATAGACTATGCGCATTTAAAAGTCAGTAATGTAAAAACATTAAATAGCTGGTTTTCACAAATAGATAACCCTATAAAAAATACTATAGAAAATCCTAATACTAATATAGAAGTTAAAGAAGAAAAAAAAGTTGAAAAACCAAAACATGAAATTAAAGTTAAAAAAAATAAACAATTAAATTTAGACTCATTTTTCTAAATAATTTATAAATACATTTTTTAGATTTTTAACTTAATTAATATTATTTTTTTATAACATTATGAATATTCTTAAATTATTCAATTTTACAATAGTCTAATATCTAGAATAGGTAATTTATTGTAAAAATAAAAAAAATAATATATGTGTGCTTTACAAAAGTGTTAGTTACATTGCTATTAAGGCGTAAATGCTTCAAGAGCGAGAGCGAGAGCAAGAGCAGTTGCATCGGAAGAGGCCTTTGCTGCAGCTGCTGCAAATTGTAATTGCGCATGTGAAGCAGCTTTCCTGTTCTCTTCAAATTCATGTTGAATCTCGCTAAGTCGTATAGCTGAGCGTTTCATTGCTGCTTGTGCAGTAACAGCCACCATTGAAAGGTCATTGAGCGTAGGCTCTTTGGGCATAAGCTCTTTGGCAGTGAGTTGTTCACTCTGTAATGTTACAGATGGGGCAGGCGCACGAGAAACCTGTTGGGTTGGAGCCTGGGGAACTTGAGAAACCTGTTGGGTTGGAGCCTGGGGAATCTGAGGAACCTGGGGAACTTGAGAAACCTGCTGAGCGTTATGTCCGTTGTTAGCTTTGTGTTTCTTAGGCATTTACAAAGTATCTAGTCAGACAATGATATTTTGTGTTTATAATTAATATAATACAATTTTAAACTGCAATTTTTGTTAAATTAAACTGTTTTTTGCCTTAAAATTTATTGCAAAAATAAAAAAATATAAAACTCGCTATATGCACTGCATTCTAAATGCTAGTTAGTGCTCTAAAAGTTTTTAATAATTGCTACCGTTGCTATAGCCTCCGCCACCGCCTTAGTTGGCTTGGAATCCGCCACCGTAGCCTCCGCCACCGCCATAGCCTCCGCCACCGCCATAGCCACCGCCACCGCCACCGCCATAGCCACCGCCACCGCATTGGTTATTTTGGTATCGGACACGGACACGGCCACGGCCACCACCTTGGTTGCCTTGGTATCCGCCACCACCTTGGTTGCCTTGGTATCCGCCACCACCTTGGTTGCCTTGGTACCCGCCA